CCTCGATGTCGACGCGGCGCCACCCGTCGGCGATTTCGGGGAACGCCTCGAAATCCGAGGTCGACAGCGACGCGACCGTGACCGGTCCCTGATCGGCGGTCTGGATTTCGAGGCGCAGGGCCGCGTTCGCGCCGCGGTTCCTCGCCCAGAACCGCAGCCGCGGATAGGGCGTGTCCGGGCCGTCCGCCGCGGGGATGATTTCCTGTACCGCGCTCGAGTTGCGCGAGACGGGCAGCGGCGTCTGCACCCCGTAGGCGTGCACGAAATTGAACGGGGGCGCCTGCGTGGCGGTCTGCTCGCCGCTGGGGATGTCGTGGGCCGTGATCTGCGGCAGCAGGTCGGACGGCTCGATAGTGTTCATCTTGCCCGGGGTCAGCGTGTTGGTGATGGCCACGCCAGGGTGACCGGGGAACACATCGACGGTGCGCAGCGCTCGCAGCAGCGGCAGGGCGCCCTGATTGTTGTACGGGCCGTAGTCGGCCCGTTTGACGGTCATCGTCAGGTCGGTGACGCCCACGCCGCCGGACCCGAACCCGAGGCTGCCGCCGCCGGCGCCGAGCACCAGCGAGTTCGGGGTGATGAACCCTTTCCCCAGCGCTGACGACGACGCCGAGACGTTCTGCGTGTTGCGCCCGAGTTTGTAGCCGGCGACGCCGCCAGCGCCGGGGATGTAGTCGGCGCCCGCGACCATGCCCCACACCGCGGCCCGATTCTCCTCGCAGTACGTGATCTGCATGGCCGCATAGTGCAGGTACACCTCGCGCGGCCCGTCCTGCGCCGCCGAGGCCGTACGGAACTCGACCAGGAAATCGTTACCCGTCTCGAACAGGGTCAGCAGCTGATAGCTCCAGGGATACCGTTCGTTGTAGTCGGTGAACGGTGACACTCCGATGTTCGACCACGTGCAGATTTCACCCCACCGCGAGCGCCGGGTACCGGTGATCAGCGACTGCCGCAGGTCGACCTGCGCCGTCCCGTACGACACCCGCTCGGAGCGGACGGCGTAATAGTGGTTCACCTCGAGCGGCACCGGTTCCTCGTTCCCCGGTTCGGCGCTGGCCGTGTAAAGGATCGACACGTCGACGATGCGCTTCCCCTGCGTGACCGCTGGCTGTGACAGCTCGGTCGGGATGGTGGCGCTGCGCAGCCGCAGGTACGCCTCGCCGGTCGAGCTATCCCGGAACGCGACGCGGCCGCCGTCGGTGGGGTTCTGCACGGCGGCGTCGCGGCTGGTCGCGCTGCGGGCGATGGTGTTCGTCTGCGAGACGAAATGCAGCGGGACGGTCACCGTTTTCATAGGGCCGGTGTTCACTTCCTGCCCGCGGCGGTACAACGTGATCAGGTAGGCGTGGCCCGGCACCGACCAGGCGGGCAGGGTGTCGACGAACAGTGACGCCTGCTCGAAGATCACCGACGGGTCGGCCTTGAATGACCAGCCGCGTTCCACGAACAGGTCAGGCGTGTACGGGCTGTAGAGGACCGGGGCGTATTCGTTCCCGACCATGAGGGGCGCGTGGGGGTTGTACTGGCCCATGTTTAGAGGTTCCTCACTCCCTGTCGTGCGCGGCGGGTGGCGATGGTGACGGCGATGCCCTCGCCGAGGCGGCGGCCGATGCTGCGGGCCTGCTCGTCGGTGGGCAGCGCGCCGGCGAACGTGAGGTTGAACGCGCCGGCCTCGAACACGATGCCGCCGCCGGCGCGGTTGTCGGCGCGGTCGAACGCGTCGGCGAGCATGCGCAGGCCGCGCGGGTCGCGCGCGTTGACGATGGCCTCATTCGGGTGCAGGTTGACGATGCCCTCGCCGAATGAGAAACCGCTGCTGCGCAGATGCGGGATGTTCGGGATGATGTCAGCAATGTGGAACGTGTTACCGCCGACGCCGGGCACCCAATCGGGGATGGAGAACGGCCCGATTTCGATGTCGATCCGGTTCCACCCCGAGGCCAGCGCGTTGTAAGCGCCCTTGACACCAGCCCAAATACCATTTAGGGCATTGGTGATCGCTGTCTTTCCGGACTTGAATTTATCCACGACGCCTTGGAATTTCGATTTCACGGAATCCCAGATGCTCGACAGTCGATCTTTCACCGCTGCGCCCGCCGCTTTCAGCGGTTCGAACACGTTCGATTTTATCGAATTCCATCCTTCTCTGAACTTTGTGGACACGAGCTGCCAGGCCAGGCGCATGAGCGCCGTCTGCTGGTCCCATTGGGTTTTCAGACACGTGGCCACCGCAACGATGACGTTCACGACGCCGACAAAGGTGTCAGCGAAGAATTGCACCGCGTCAGCGAGGACGTTTGCCCACAAATCGACTAGAAACTCGATGATCGGTACGACAATGGGCACGATGACGTTTTCGACCAGCCATGTGAGGATTTCTCCCAATAGCTGAATCACCGGCGTCAAAACCTCGGCGAGGGTGACCGCGAGCTGCCCGAAAATCGCGAGGATCGGCTCGAGGGCCGGCAGCAAGGGCGTGAGAACGCTTACCAGCAGCGTGACCAGGACCTCGAGCAGCGGTGCCGCGGCCGTTACCAGGCTGGTCAAAAGCTGGGCAAAAAGGGGCAAAACGAGCGAAACCAGGCTCAGCAAGGGGGGCACCAGGGGCAGCACCGCGGCCAGAATCTGAGAAAAAATCGGAGCTGCCAACGCTCCAATTTGGACGACGATGGGCACCATGGCCTGCAAGACGGGCAGCAGGCCGCCGACCAGCTCGCCGATCAGCGGGGCGATGATCGGCAACAGTCCAGAGAGGACAGAACCGAAGACGGCGCCCACCGCATTGAGGGTCTGGAAAATCGTGGTCAGGGTGGCCATGCCCTCGGCCGAGGACACGAACGCCTCGACTGCGCCGAGCGCGCCGCCCAGCGCCCCGAGCACGTTACCGCCCGTCGCCGCCGCAGCCGACCCGACGGCGCCCAAGATGCCGATCACCGGCGAGATGATCGCGCCGAGCTGCTGGAATACGGTTATCGCGCCCTCGACCCACCCGATAGCGGCGCCCGAGTCGGCCGCGGCGTTCACGAAATTGGCGAACTGCGTGATCATCGCCGCGAGTCCCGCGCCGGCGGCCTCGCCGCCGAACGCGATATTGATGCTCGACCCCAGCGACAGGAACGCCTCGACCAGCAGGCCGAGCGGTTCACGCACGTTCGCCAGGATGTTCGACAGGGCCGCGAAACTGGTCTCGATGAACGCGATGCCGGCGCCCGAGGTGATCGCCTCGCCCAGGCGCGTCGTGATGCCGGCCAGGCCCGTCGCCGCGGCGGTCATACCGGTCTGCAAGGGGCCCAGCAGCGTCGCCGAGATGGTCAGCAGCGTCTGGTCGAACCCGGTGAAAAACGCGCCCTGCACCGACTGTTGCAGCGCTTGGAACCCCGGGGCGATGGTGCGCAGGGCCGTGGCCGCGGCCGCCGCCGAGGGCGCCAGGCCATCGAGGGAATCGGCGAACGCCGCGGCGTCGCCGCTCGCGGCGGCCGCGAACGCCTCGCCCACGCCCATCGTGGCCACCTGCAAGGTAGCGATAGCGCCCGCGGCCACCCCGATGACGGCCGGCAGTGCGGCGACCGCGCCGGCGGCGGGTGCCAGCGCGGCCGCGAGCTGCACGGCCGAGGCGGCCGCGGCGCCGATCGCCCCGGCCAGGGTGCCGACCAGGGCGCCGGCGGCGGCGACGCGGCCCAGGATGCCGACGGTGCCGCCGAGGACCTTTCCGAACCCGCTGAAATCCACTGTGGCCTGCCGGGCCGATTGGAGCAGGCCGGCCATGCGGCGCCCGACCGGGCCCATCGAGGCGCCGAACGTCTCGATGGAATCCAGGGACTCAGAGAACGACGCGCGCAGGCCGGCCAGGCGCCCGCGCACGGTCCCCATGGTGTTCGTGAATCGGCGCGCCGATGCCTCGGCGTTGCCGAATGATCGGCTAGATTCATGGTCAGCGCCACGGAACGCGCGGGCCATCGAGTCGGCCATGCGCCGCATCTGGCGGTCGAATTCGGACGCGTCGGCCACGACCGTAATCTCGGCTCTGCCAACCGCCATGCGCGCGCCCCCCGGTCGTGCGGTCTGCCGACCCCCGGTGCCCGATCAGGATATGAACTGGTCGATGCTGCGCGGCAGCTCACCCGTATCGTACCCGGCAGGGGGCATTGCTAGCGATGCCTCAACTGCCGCACGGTCGTCGCGCTTGACTGACGCCATGACCACGCGATACGCACCGGCCAGCCACACCGCGAGCGGCACTGTGGACGGTCGCAAACCCTGCGACCACAACTCGCCACCCACGCCGGTCCAGTTGACGGCGTGCAGGGCGAGGTTGTCGGCCACCCACCAGTCACAGCCGGCGGCGTGCCCCCACACTTTGCGGGACGCCTCGAGCGCTGATTCGGGGCGCAGGCGCCCGCTGGCCATGTCGCTGTAATACCGGTACCGGTCGGCGGTGTCGGTGAGCATCGCGGCCATGACGCGGCCGACGCCGTAGGACACCCACGCGTCGAGCCACACGTCGGCCGGGGCGGCCCGGATCACGTACGGGTGGCCGGCCAGCTGCACCGTGATGGGCCGCAGGGCCAGGCCGGCCTGCGGCTCGAACACGATCATTCGACGACGACATCGGCGCTCTGGGCCGGGGCGCCGAGGTCGAGGTCGAGGACGCGCGCGGCCTCATCGATGCCGGTCATGATCGCCCCGAAATCGAGCGTGCCGCGGGCCATCGCGGTCGAAATCCATTTGCGGTCGTGCAGCTGCATCACGAACACGTTCACGGCGTCGAGGATGTCGTTATACAGCTCGCCCCGTTCGTCCTGTGAGAACTGCGCCCCGCTCTGCCACGCTTCCATGGCGAGTTTGAAACGGTGGAACGTGGCCTCGAACCACAGCATCTGTGTTTCGGTGGGCATGCGCACCTGCACGCGCTTGGTCTCGCCGGTCGGTTCGCCGTCTCTGGACAGCGCCAGGTCGATGAACCGCGGTTCGGCCGGCTCGGCCGAGTCGGCGGCGGGCGCGTCGGTGGCCGGTGCGGGGGTGGTGGTCTGGTCGCTCACGGGTGCCTCATTACTCGTCGGTATAGATGAAATCGTGCTCGAGCGCGGCCTGCCGCGCCCCCTCGGCCAGGAACGGCTGCGGCCGGGTGCCGGGGTGGTTCACGTGGGTGGCGTACACGACTTGCCCGCCGGTCTCGAACCGCAGCACACCGCCCGGAGTGCGCGGGGTGATCACATGCGGCTGCGTTCCATTGTGGACGTTCCACGCATAATCGGTGTCGTTCACCAGCCGCGCCGTCGCCGACCAGTTCGCCGGCGCCTCGACGATCAGCTGATTGCCAGCGCGCAGCCGGCCCGTCCGCACCGGGGTGGCGATCGTGGCGTACGTCAGGGAGTCGTTCCCCATGTCGGTGACCAGGCCCGTGCACACGTCCTCGGCCAGGTTCTGTGCGTTGCCCCGGTAGTACGTGTAAGCGATGTTGACCTGCGCTGGCATGCCACCAGCATAGGCCGCGCCGCTAATCTCGAGCCATGATCACATTGGTGTATCCGGTCGGCCGCGGCCGCGGGCAGATGCTGCGATGGTCGCTGCGGTCGGTGCACGCCGCCGCCGCCGGCGCCGAGGTCCGCATCGTCATCTGCGGGGCGCTGCCCGACTACATCAATCGCCGCGCCCCGGGCCTGATCGTCGTGGCGGTGCCGCAGGGCCGCAACGTGTTCGAAAACGTGTGGGGCGCTTGGGAGCGGGCCGCGGACACCGTCGACCGCGATGGCCCGTGGTGGTGGATGAACGACGATTTTTTCATGACCGGCGCGCTGCCCGACGCGCTCGCGCCCTCGCACCTCGGCCCCCTCAAAGGATGGATTCAGGCCATCGGCGGCCAGGGGGTGTCCCTATGGGTCAGGCGCGCTCAGACGGCCCTGGACGCGCTCATGGCGGCCGGGCATGACCCGATGTGCTGGGAGACGCATCGACCGCTGTACGTCGATCCTGGCAACGTCTACGGGGCCCGTCATTTCCTGGCTGAGGCCGGCATCGCGCCCCGCGATGTCGCGCAGCGCACCGTGATCGCGACCCTCGCCGGACGCACCGGCCCGGCGCTGCCCGACCCGAAGATAGGCCCGCGCGAGGGTCCCATGCTGTCGCCGCTGGTGTCGACCTCGCCGACCTCATGGAAAGGGCCGCTCGGGCGCCAGATCAGGGCGGCGTTCCCGCACCGGTCACCGTGGGAGCGGTAGGGACTCGACCGCGGCCACCCACGCGGCGATTTCGCCGGCGTGGTTCAGGGCCTCGGCGCGAGCGCGCGCCGCGTCGCTGGCCCGCTGCCACACCGCGGGGTTATCCATGAGCTGCCGCAGGTGCCGGTGCCACTCGGTGGGGTTGCCCCGCGATATGAAGATGCCGCCCTGCCGCAGGGACTCGCGCAGGCCCGGCGTCGGCGTGGCCATGACCGGGATGCCCGAGGCGCACGCTTCGACCGCGACGCGCCCATAGGACTCATACCGCGATGGCACGAGCAGGACACGGGTACGCGACCACACCTCGCCGGGCATGTCGTGGGTGGTGTCGATAACCTCGACGTTCGGGTACCCGGGCCGGATGTCCTGTTTCCCGTAACCGCCCTTGACGGCCAGGAATTTGTACTGCGGGCAGCGCATCGCCAACCGCCAGAATGTGTCCGACCCTTTCAGCCGGTACATGTTGATCATGGTGACCATGTCGCCCGGCGTCGTCGCGTGCGCGGCCACGTCGATCGTCGGGTGCACCACCACCGAGCGCGTGCCGTGCGCCTCGGGCCGCAGCCGCCGGGCGATCCAGTTGGTGTTGCACACGACCAGGTCGGGCCGGGCCGCGACGACACGCCGCGCCGGCTGGAAATCGTTGTGAATCAGGGCCACCGACGCGGCGCCGAGGTGCCGCGCCAGATCGATCACGTGCTCGGTGTTCTCGTGATGGGACACGATCGCGTCAGGGCGCCACTCGGTGGCGAACGCGTCGGCCGCCGCCTGCCGCGCCTCCACACTCCCCTGCCCCAGACGGCAGTGCGACGGGATACCGTCGATAGTCCAGTCGGCCGCGTACCCGGGGGCGCTGGTCGAGATGACGGCGACCTCATGGCCCGCGTCGCGCAGGCCCAACAGCAGGCCGTGCAGCATCGTCTCGGAACCGGCTTGCAGGTAGGGCAGCGAACCGTGCACGTAGGCGAGGACTCTCACGCGCGCGCCCCGTCCTGCACGTACCCGAACGCCTCGCGGGCGCCGATGAGGCGCCACACGTCGGCGGCCGGTACGTGCCGGTCGTCCTCCAGGACCGGCGACCAGCCGCGCGGGGTGCGGTTCACATCGCGCGGGATGGCCTCGGCGAGGCCGGTGTCGATGGCGACGCCCAGGGCCAGGCCGAGCGCGTCGAGCGCGTCTTGCAGCGGGAACGCCTCGATAGGAATCGTGGTGGTGGCGACGCGCGCGCATCGGGTATTCCAGTCGCACCACCATGCGACCGCGGCCTCGACCACGTCGAGGCCGCGCACCGCCGGGCAGTGGAGGTACGCGAATGCTTGCAGCGGCGTGGCGATGGGTCCGAAAAAGCCGGTGCGCACCAGGGAGCGCACGACGGCGACGGGGTCGCGGGTGATGTGCACGACCGGGCCCGACCAGTTGCCGGCCTCGATGTCGGGCAGCGCCAGCCAGGAAACGTCGACCTCGAGGCCGGGCACTGGCGGTTGCACGCCGGCGCACCAGAACCGTTCATGGCCGACGTTCAGGCCGCCGCGGGCCAGCAGCTCGGCGATGTAGCCGGTGCCGCACCGGCCGGTGCCGATGACCGCGGCCGCCGGCGCGTCGAGAGGGTCAATGTCCATAGGGGTTCCTCACGGGCTGGTCGGGCTGGTGGTCTCGCAGCAGTCGAAACGGGAACGGTCCCCCACCCCAATCGTGACCGTCATCGATCCGCCGACGCATTGCCCTTGGATGCCGGCGGGATTCCATACCCCCACAATGGTCGTGATCGCGCCGCTGTCCTCATGCGAGGGCACCCAACAGCAGCTGATGGCCCGGCGCAGCGCGGCGGCGTCCTCGAGCACGTTGTATGTGGTCACGGCCCAGTCGTCGCAGCTGGCGTATCCGCCGGCGTGGGGCCAGCAGCGCAGCGCCCCAATTTCGAACGTCACGGCCCACTGCCCGAAACAGTTCGTGCCGGCCATCGACGCCGAGCGGTTGAATTCCAGGGACTCGCCGCCCAGCGTCGGCCCGAACGGCGTGGGCCGCACCCACGCCAGGCCCTTGCAGCATTCGTTTTTTCCCGACTTGGGGTCGAACTGCGCGACGGTGGCGCCGGTGCCGATGCGGTGGCAGATCAGCGCCGGCGGCGCGGGGTGGTCGAAATCGAGGAACCCCGTCTTGAGGCAGTCCAGCAGTTCCTCGGCGAGCGGCCATACCAGCGGGTCAGTCACAGCGGCACCTGCCTATACCGGCTGGCGCGGCGGGCGCCGGTTGGGACTGGTGATGGTGGGCTGCCGCGTCTGCCCGTACGGGTTGCGCGCTTTCACGACTTGGTCGACCTCATCGATGCCCAGCGCCATGATCGGCGATCCTGGCCCGGGCAGGTCAGCGAAACTCACGGTGGTGCCCATCTGCGACAGCTGCGCGACGCGCCGGGGCAGCCGGCACTCGTCACCGGCGCAGGCGGCCGCGAACTCGCACGCGAGGATGCCCGCGGCCAGGCGCACGTCCGGCGGCAGCGGCTGCCCGTCGAGGTACAGGATTTGCAGGGCGGCGACACCGCCGACCTTGCAGCACACCGGCCAGCATTGCCCGTCGATGCGCGCGAGCGTGTCGTGGTCATAGACGCGGTAGGCGTCGGGGTCCAGGACCTCGCCGGCGACGGTCACCTCGATGATGGCCTCGGTGGTGGCCACGTGCCCGGGCAGGTGCACCTCGCACATCGCGTTGCAGCACAGGCTGCCAGGCCCGGCCGGCCCGTTCCACCACACACCATCGGTCAGGTACGGGCGCCACGGTCCGCGGCCGCCGAGCGCGAACCCCATGGCCGGCGCCTCATTCCATGTCGGCATACGCGACAGGTCGGCGCAGACCTCGACCGTGACCTCGCATTGCCCGTAGATGCGGCCCGTAGCGGCCCACATCCACGCGCTTGCCAGCGCGATACCGGCGGCCTGCTGCTCGGGGGTGCGGGATTCCCAGGCGTGGCAGCAGCCGGTGGCGACGGGGTCGAGGTCCCATGCGCACGGTTCGTCGGGCATCGGCGTGGCCTCTCTGGAGGGTGTGAGCGGGCGCCCCGTTGGAGGAACCCCTTAAATCCCTGTCCTCGGGGCGCCCGCTCGCATTATGGACGGTTAGGGCGACACCAGGACCGGCGAGGTCGGCGAGGTCAGGCCCACGCAGCCGTCCGTGATTTCGGGCGGCGGTACCGTCGTTTCGCGCCCGAGCAGGATCTGCGAGGGCATCATGGGGTCCAGCAGTGGGCCCGGGTCGCCGGCGGCGTCGGCGACGACATCGAAAGGCCCGTCCTCCCAACCGCCGCCGATCATGGAATCGAATTGGATGGCGTATGCGTCGGTGTTGTTCGAGATGGTGGGCGCGGTCGACTCGGTGCCGTTCGTGCAGAACGGCATCAGGAAATACGCCCAGCGCGGCACCCCGTCGGGGCACAGCGCCGTGGCCGGGCCGGGCATCATGCCGGCCCACATCTCGAGCGCGAAATTGACGTTGCCGGCGGTCTGCGTGTTCACGCGGAACCCGACCTCGTCCATCGACTGCGCGTCGATTTCCGAGTCGGTGCCCAGCATGAGGCGTTTCAGCAGCGGGTCGATGTCGTTCACGCTGAGGGTGGCCTGCGTGAACTTGAGCAGCGACTTCGTACGCTTGTAGTAGTGCAGTTCGTCGTCGTCGCAGCGGATGACGTATTCCTGCGCGTCCTCGCGCTGTTCCTCCCACGTCAGCGACACCGTGCATTTGCGCACGTAATAGGTGCACTCGGAGTCGTACGCGGGCACGGCGCAGCTGTCGAGCCGGGTCACGCGCAGCCGCACCGGCGCGCCGGGCCGGAATGTCCTGATCGCCATGGCTATCGGGTCTCCTTCCGAGGTTTGCCGGCGGCAGTGTAGCTGCGCATCAGCCACCGGACTGCCGCCACGTCATCGACCTGAATCCCCGAGATGGGGCCTTTCAGTACGGTGATCTTGGCGTCGGGGGTGTCCTCGCGCACCTGCTCGGCCAGCTCGGCCGAGCTGGCCCGCATGACCCCGTCGTCGTCGCGGGTCGAGATGATGATCATCGGTTATGCCACCTCCACAGTGACGTACGCGTTGACGCATTCCCAGGCGGCGGCCCAGTCGCGTTCGGCGTGCATGTTCCATTCGTTGTTCATGAGGTCGGCCGCCTGCTGCTCGGGCGTGACCGTCGCGGTGGCGCGGCGCCACAGCGTCAGCTGCCCGGTCACGAACACCTCGTTATCGGCCAGGCCCGCATTGAAATAGACGAGCGTGCCTTTCGGGGTGCGGTAGGGGCGCGGGCTGTTCGACCACTGCGACCGGTCGGCGCCCATGGCCGACAGGGCCACGGGCACGTGCAGGACGCCGGCGAGGCCGTACCGGCGCGTCACATACAGGTGGTTTTCCAGGACCGATACCGCTTGGACGATGTCGAGGACGGTACCGAGGTTGTTTCCGGCGTCGGCCGAGGCGGCCGCGGCGAGGCCGTCGGCGACGTGTTCCTCGACCGCGACGTGTTCGGTGGCGTCGAGTTTGGCCCGCACGTCCGATTCCATGACCGCGTATTTCCGGGCGGGCATGGGGCACGACAAGTCGGCGTCGACCACGAACGCGCCGCCGGCGATGACGGTGGTGCCCGGTCCCTTGTCCAGGCCCGGCGGCGAGTCGCAATCGATGTCGTACGCGGTGGCCGCGGCGCACCATGGCACGTCGTACCACACATCTGCCAGGCGCGGCAGATCATACGGGCCGTTGGCGGCGTCGATGATGGAATAGGGCCGCGCGGCCGCCGAGGTCGGCCGCGCGACTTCCTGTGCTGGTGCAATAGCAGCCATGTGCAGGTGCCTCTCAGTCCCGTTACGGGCTGGTCGGGCTGGTGGGGCTCGACAGGCCCACGCAGCCGCAGCTGCACGGGTCCAGCTCGACCGTGTACCGGCGCGAGTAGGGGCAGGTTTGCAGCGCCAACCAGGCGTCCTCGACGAACAGGGCCGTGTAGGCGTTGTTCGGCAGCTGCGCCGAGTCATAGATGGTGTCAAGGTCGATGATCTCGGCGGCGCCCTTGACCCAGGTGCCGGCCGGGTAGACCAGGAACTCGGCCGAGGTGGCGAGCTGCTGAATCGGCGTCGCACCGCCGGGCAGGCCCTCGGTGTTCGGCGACATGTGCGCATCCTGCCATCCATAGACAAAATGGACAGTCGCGTTGAGTTTCGCGAACTGCTGCTCGATCCACGCGTCGGCCTTGACCGGGTCCTCGAGCGCGCGGCGGCGCACCAGCGCGGCACGGAATTGCGCTCTGACCCAGAACGGGAACACGACCTCGAACTCGCCGCCCATTTCCATGTACGCGCGGGCGCCCAGGTCGTCGATAGCCATCTCGACCGCGGCGATCGCGGCAGAGAAAGCGTCGTCCTCGATGCAGGTGGCGACCTCGCCGGCGTAGTCGCTCGCCGCGGCGATCGCGGCGATAATCCGGCTGTTCGTCTTGTGGAACTTGGCGGCGAGCGCGTCGGCGATAAACGCGTCGATCGACTCGGGCCACGCCCGGCGTTGCAGCAGACCGGCGGTCACGCACAGCCAGTCGGCGTTCAGGCGCACGTTTTCGGTCTCGAGGCACGGCACCTCAATGCACGTTTTGACCACGCCGGCGTTCGCCTCGGCCTCGGTCATGGTGTTGTCGCCGAGCAGGTCATAGACGGACCCGAAATCGAGGCCGCCGCCGGCCACGTGGATGATGCCGCCGCGGTCGACGGTGCGCTCGGGCAGCGGCAGGGCGCCATCCATCGAGGACCTGCGGCACAGGTTGTACTCGGGCAGGGACGGCGCGCAGTAGGACGCGATGAGGCCGCGGCGCCGCGAGGGCCGCGTCAGCACGTGCTCGCGGCCGGCGCGCAGCCGGTCGGCCCATTCCAGGGCCGCGCCCTGCGCCACCATCCAATTCTGCTCGGCGTCGCCGGTGAACTGCTGCTCGGTGATCTGCCGCTGAATCGTCGCCGCGTTGTGCCGCGAGGGCGATTTCATGACGGCCGAGCGGCCCGTGGCGCCGAAGCGGCCGCCGACGCTGGACAGCTGCGCCGCAGCCAGACGCGTCGTGGGGATCTGCTTGGACGGCTGCCGGATGGCCGCGCCCCTCGAGGTGCCGCGGTCGATGCCGTATCCCTTGATGCGGGCCGCGACGGCGCCGGCGAGCTGGCGCCGGTCGGCCAGGACCTGCCCGCCCGTGTATCCGCCACCGATATCGTTCGCGGCGATCATCGCCGGCATGGGCGCGTCCTCATCGTCGCCCGCGCCGTCGGCGTCGGCGTCGGGGCCGGTGCCGAGCAGGTCGGCGACCGAGGGGGCGCTGCCGCCACCGCCGCCGTTGTCGAGGCCCGGGCCGCGCTGGCCGGCGGCGTTGGTCAGGAACTCGAGCAGGCGCGCGGCCGTGGCGTTCACGGTGGCGTCGTCGAGGCCGCCGTCGCCCTCGGGCGGCGTGGTGGTGCCGCTGCCGTTGTCGCCCTCGCCGGAGTCGCTGCCGTTGTCGCCGTCGGCGTCGTCGCCGCCGGTGCCACTGTGGTCGGTGGCCGCGATGCCGGCGAGTGCGTCGAGCGCGGCGGCGTGGGAGTCGGCCGAGGCGATGTTCGTGGTGATCAGGCCGCCGACCTCGCGCGACCACTCGGCCAGCTCGGAGGCGTAGGCGAGTTGTTCGTCGTTCAGCGGGGCATTGCGGGCGGCCTCGGTGAGGGCGGCGGCGGCGGCACGGATGTCGCTGTGCCAGGCGCGCAGGGCCTCGAGGTTGCGGGGGTCGAGGTCGGGCCGTGTCAGACGGTCCATAGGAATCGCTCCCTATACGTGAGGTGTGTGGACGTGCGGATACTGCCCGTATCCCGCTGTCCCAGGCATCACGTACAGGCTGTTGACCCGATGCTAACACCGCACACCCGTTGCGCGCGAGGGTCGGTTACGCTCGCGGTAGCCCTTTGTAGGGGTTACCCGCGAGCGCAGCCTGTGCACGGCTGCTCACCCACCGCGGGGTGCGGCATCGCATGGGTGCATAGCCGCATCGCGCGGCCACTCGATGGCCGTATGCGCCCGCCTGGTCTTAGACCTGGCGGGCGTTGTCCTGTTTGGGGCGCCGGGCCAGGCGCGCGGTGTTCGCGCCGAGGTCGCGCCGCTTCGCGTTGATCTTGCTGTGATCGGTCGACTGGTAGGCGACGCCGTCCCACACGAACGTCCACAGCAGGTCTTTCTGGTTGCACGGGATGCACGCGGTTGTCGCGCTGGCCATGGCTACTGCCCTTCTGTTTCGACGCGTGCCTGAATCACCGGCCAGCGCCACGTGCCGGGGGGAATCTCGAGGCCGTCGCCGCCATAGGCCACGTTGAACTCGCCGAACCCGCCGGCGGGATTGTTGGCGCTGGGGCTGTAAACCCACAGGTGCACGCGGGTGGGGTCGGTGATCGGCTCGACCTCGCCGGCCTCGACGCCGGCGGGGTCGATGGTGTCGATAGTGGCGGTCACGATCGCGGCGCGCATCGTCTGCAATCCCAGCTTGCCGCGGTAGTGCAGGATGCGGCCCAGCGTGGGCGTGTTCGGTTCGTGATGCTCGGACATGGGGGACACGTCCGACGGGGTGGGGGCCGGCGAGGACTGCGGCCTGGTCGGCCTCGCCGGATTCGGTTCGTGGCGTTCAGACACGGGCGGTACCTCCGATGTGGTGCAGGGCGGCGAGGGCCGCCGCCTGGTCGGCCTCGTCGAGGGTGGCGGCGAGCGCTTGCGTGGCGGTCCTGGTCTCCCAGGTGCGGCGGGCGATGTCGTACACGGCGGCGGCGTCGAGGCCCGCGGGCACGTCCTCGGCGGGCCCGGCGGCGGCGATCACGACCGATCGGTGATGCCCATGCTTGACACGCTTGGTGAACGCGGGCCGGCCGTGGTCCAGGGCCAGTGCCTCGACCAGTTCGTCAGACTCGCCGGCGGGGCGCCAGTCGCCCGACCACACCCGGCGCGCGAGTACGCGTTTCTCCTCGGGGCCCAGGCCCTCGCGCAGCAGGCCCGACAGCCATATCTCGCCGGTTTCGGTCTCGCCGATCGCCACATCGGCCAGGGTGGTCATGCGGTCGTGGTGGGCCATGGTCTCGACCAGCGACAGCGTCCACGCACAGGCGTGGTCGTCGGCGGTGGCCGGGTCGCACTCGCCGGGGCAGTCGGGCTTGCAGCCGTTGCCGATCTGGCCCAGGCCCGTCGTCAGGCGCCCCACCGGGATCTTGCCGGCGTCGGTGGCGAACTCATAGCGGGCGAACAGGGCATAGCCGGTCGCGGTCGGCGGGGGCCCCATGCATTCGTTCGTCCACGCGGCATGGCAGGCGTTCGCGCTCGAGAGGTGCCCGAAAATCCGGCGGCCCTCGATGCGGTATCCGGGGTCGTACCCCTCGATGTTGGGCTGCTCGAACGCGGCGGCCGGCGCCGGCTCGGTCACGGCGGCGATCATGGCCCGGCGCAGCGGCGAGGCGCCGATCAGCGCATCGTCGTCGGCATCGTCGTCGTCCTCAGTGGCCGGTATATCTGATGGCATGTCGTCGGCCTCGGCGTCGGCCTCGGGGTTGACGGGGTCGATGATGGTAATCGAGGTGCCGGTCATCGCCGGCATGCCGACCAGGGTCATGCCCGAGATGTCGGCGCGCAGCAGCCGCTCGGTTTCCGTGTCGTACGCGAGGGCGCCCGCATCGATCGACGGATTGACCAGGCCCTCGGCGGCGACCTTGACGGCCTCGCGTGCCCACGCGGCGATGCGCTCGGGGTCCTCGGGTCCGTCGAGGAAATACCCGGTGGCGGTGGCGATCCCGTCGGCGTCGTCGAACTCGACCGAGGTCACGCCGCCGATGAGGTAGGCGTCCTCATGCCCTTTGTTGTCGGGCTGGTAGTACAGCGGCGCCGGAAGTTTCCCAACCACGTACTCGGTGTCGGTGAACATGTCGCCGCGGATGTCGCGCGTGACGCCGCCTAGCTCGGTGGCCGCGGCGGTGAACGTGTGGCGTCCATTCATGACGGTGAATCCCCTTTCTAGCCTCGGCGGCGCGAAAAATCGATGTTCTGGCCGGGGCGCACCAGGACGGTTGTGCACCGGCATTGAATGGTTTCGTCAGGTGGCCCGGCCGGGTCACCAGGGTGGCGCAGCATCGCCTGCCCGACCTCGAACAGGGCGCCGACGGGCACGCGCTGGCGGTCGGCCAGGCGGTGCGAGGGCCGCGTGCGATCGTCCAATGTGGCAAGCCACATCTTTTCCCAGACGCCACCCTGGCGCTGTGCGATCTGCTGGTGCCCGTCGGCGCGGCCCGCGTTCAGCGCGCCGATGGCCTCAGTGCGGGCGACCACCGTGGCCCGGTTCTGCCAGCGCGGTGTGGCGGTGGCGTCGAGGATGTCGTCGATCTGCTCGGCGAGCGCGGGCCCGTTCAGGCCCTCGGTGACCGCATCGGCGATCTGGCGCTGTATCAGGGCATAGACCAAATTCGGGACATCAGACATTTGGTTGCGTCGCAGCAGGGCGCGCTCGCGGGCGGCCGCGGCCATGTCGGGGGGGTAGGCGTCGTCACCGGTGGCGCGCTTATAGGCGTCCTCGGACACGTCATAGATGGTGGTGGTCGCGATGACGGTCACGGCCTCGGTCCACTGGGGTGCGTGCGCCCAGACGGTGACGGGGTCGAGGGTGTCGCGCAGGGCCTGGCGCACGGCCTCGAGCCACACTTTCAGCGCGTCCCAGATCGCTTGCCACACGGTGCGTTCGGCGCGCTCGGTGTCGCCCAGGGCCTCGAGACGCGCGGTCAGCCACGGGTCGGTTCCCTCGCCGTCCCATGCCGGTTCGTCTGCGCGGTCGCTCATGGCGTCAACCCGGTGAGCGATAGCCACGCGGCCAGCTCGGACACGTTGTGGGTGCGCCCGGAGAGGATCAGGCCGCGCGTGTACGTGTCCAGGGCTGCGGTCAGTTTCTCGGGGTCGACGCCGGGCAGGCGTGAGGCGGAGTCGGGCAGGTGGCGCCAGGCTCCGCGCAGGGCGTGGTCCATCTGGTTCTGCTGCGGGGGCGCGTCCAGTCGGGTGTGGAGCGCGGCGCGGTCCTCATCGGCCGTGTGGCGCTTGACCAGGCGGCCGCCGGCTAGCTCGAGGGCGCGGTTCACGGCGAGGTCGGCGACGGCGACCAGCGCGCCGGCGGCCGCGGCCGTCAGCGCCGGCTGCGGCATGTCCTCGGCCGCGGGCGGTCCTGGCTGCTGCGGGGGTCCGACGCGGCCGCGCTCGGGCGACGCCGGCGCCTGCACGCTGTCGCTGTCGCGGCTGGTCGAGTCGATCACGACGGCCTCGCCGCGGGGTGCGAGGCCGGCGACACCGGCCAGCGCGGTGCCCAGCAGCGTCGGGTCGGCCATGATGAGGCGGCGCGCGAACCGCTGCGCTTTCTCCGCGGGTTTCGGCGCGTCCTCGGGGTCATAGGTGGCGACGCGCAGCATGGCCTCATCAGAGATGAGGTCGCGGTCCCACAGGTTCAGCGCGTCGCCACCTATGAC